ACCGCGAAACGGTCGCCCCCGCTGCCTGCCGGGTCCACGCCGATGATCAGCGGGGCGTCGGGGATTTCGTTGCTGCGCTTGCGCGCCTTCAGCACGAAGGACGGCTTGATAAACACGTCGGCAATGTCGGCGGCGGCGAACGCTTCGACAACGTCGATCGGGTATTCCTGGCGGAATTTGCCGAGCCCGCCTAGCTCGTGGATTTTGCCCCGGCGCCAGAGCATTTGCGCATCGGAGAGTTGATAGGCTTCCTGATACTCAAGTTCGGAAAGTTCGCCCTCTTCGTCGGGCTCGCTCGATGCGACGAAACCGCCGGAATGGTCCACATACTCGGCCTGCACCGTCCACGGCACGAAGGCGGCACGGTAGCGGCCGATTTTCTTCATCGCGTCGGTATAGCGCTTGTAGAATTCGCCCATCGGGCCGGCGCTGGTTGTCTCTAGCCAAATTTCCGAAGGCGGCTTTACCCACCCTTCGATTTCGCCTTTTCCCCGCTCAAATGGCAGTGGATTGGTCGGCTCGCTCCACAGGACGCCCCACACGCCCCGGACTTCGTCCACGGCCTGCACGGACGCGGAAAAGTGATCGGCGGCGTTCGTCCACCAGGCAACCTCGGACCCGTGGAAAAAGCTGATGCCGCCGCCACGCCCGCCGGCTTTCTGCCCGGCCGTCGCGACCGTGTAGGTTGAGCCCCGCTTGGGGAATTCTAGCTCTTTCGCATTGTCGGCACCCACCTTGGGCGGGAACGGGTGTTTTTGCTGCATCAAATCGACCATGTCGAACAATTTGGTCGAGGCCGTCATTTCGTGCGACAGGATATAGATATTCTGCCGGTCCCACAGGGTTGCCCGCCAATATCCGCGCGCCGCGACCATGGTAGAAAAGCCCTGGCGCCGGCCCTTGAGCCCCGCGAGGCGCACCCAACGTTCCTCGCGCAATTGGGCCTCTGCGGCGTTGTGCAGAATGTCCTGCGCTTCGTTCAGCACGAGCGGCGCCAAATCGCCCTCTTTCGTCCGGATGCGGATTGCCTCGCGGCAAAACCGCTTGAAGTCCGATTTCCAGATTGCCGCGCGCAGCGTCAGATAGCGCTCCCGTACGGCGTCGATCGAGATATTTGCGTCAAGGGCGATTTGTTGCAGGTCAAAAGCCACGATTATTTCCCGAGCATGTCCACGTCGCGGCCGGCGGTGAAAATTGCCGGTACTTCGGGAAGGTCATTCGCCGCGAGCGGTTTCACGCTTGCGGAGCGCTGGCGCTCGAACGGCATTTGCTGGACGCCGCCGAATTCCTTCAACACCCAAATGATAAATTCGATGTTGGAATTGAACGTCCCGCCGAGCAGTACCGCCGCCGTCTGGATTTCGTCGTTGCCGCTCGCCATGTGCATGTCGCGATACTGCATTTGCAGCGTGACACCGAGGCGTTTCGCCGCCTCTTTGCGATCCCTGGCGGCGGTCATGCGATCACCCGCTTGAATAGGTCGGACTTGACGATTTCGCCCTTGTCCAAGTCGAGCACGATTTTTCCGAAGAGCCCGAAACCCGCCGAATATAGTTCGCCGTCTTTGGCGATCGTGTCATGCCGCAAAATCGTGCCCGCCGGGATGATGATATCCTTGAGTGTCTGGTAGCAGACGGGCGAGCGCTTGGCCGACAGGCCAACACGGATTTTCGCTTGCTGCGGATTTTTGGTTTCTTCGGTCATAGGTCGAACTCCAATGTTTTTTCCCACTCTTCGATTTCCGGCTCGGGCGCCGCGACCTTCGCTGGCTTGCCATTGAGGGCGTCAGCGGCGGCTTGAAGGTCGGCGATCAGCCCTAGACCGATCCAAGGCAACGAACGATCTTTTCCCAGGCGGTTGCGCCAATCGTCGAGCCGGTCTGCGAGCCCCTCACGGGCTCCGTATTTCAGTGTCATGATTTCAGCCCCCAAGGCATTCAAAGGTCGTAAGACGGTGTCACGTCCACCACGTCGGCATATTCGCCTTCGTCCATCCGTTCAAGCCGGCTAATCGCATCGTCGATCGTCAGCGTTCCGGAAACGTCCACTTGCTGCGATCGCGAAATGACTTTCGGCAAAAGCTTGGTATAGAAATCGGTCGGGTTCTGGTCCGCCCACGAGGCCATGCGCGGGGCACCGCCGATCATCTCGAACACGGACAGCACGAGAGCGCCGCTGAAGCGCCCTAGGTGCTGATACTGCTCTGCGCTGATCACTGGCAGTTTTGCCAGATCGCGCGACGGAAGCTGCATGTCCGTCCGTGTCGTCGCCAAGGGGTTTTTGCTCTCTTCGGTCACGTGCCACTTTCCCGGATCAAGTTCATGGCCTCAAGGCATAGTCCCATTTGCGCGTGATGGCGATAGCTTCCCGCTTGTAAAAACTTGGTCCACGAGCAGCATTCGTCGCCTACGTCGCGGCCCATGAGTATCTGAATATGCAGGGGCTTGGTTTCCTGCGCATCGAACCATTCCAGCGCCGCTAGGAGGGCCGTACGGGGATCGAGATGCGCCGGATGGGTCGCGCGGTTGAACCTGGCGGCGTCGAGGCTGGAAACCGGCGTGGGGCGAAGCGGGATCGGGGCGTTAGGGCATCCGGGCTTGTGGACTACCCTGTCTTCCATGAAGCTGAAAAAGCCCCCGCATTTGCCGCACGCGGGATCGAGAGTGGTGGACATTTTCAATGCTCCAAAAATGCTACGGTTTTGTTGGTGCCCCAACACAGGCCGCAGGTATCGCAGCCGAGCGTTTTTCCTGTTTGCTCGGGGCAGACGAAGGCGTGCGCGGGCTTTGACGCCACCGAGCCGATTGACGCAGTATTCATGCGCTTGCCCTTGCCGTTGGAAAACCGGATCATGCTGCGCTTGGGAAAATCCTTGTTCATTTCGTTGATCATCCAGCCCATCGGCGTGCCCGAGAGCCGCGCGGTATAGCCGTAGATCGAGAGGTTAGGGAATTCCGCGAGCAGGGCGCCCCAAAAATGAATGTAGGCAGGCGAGTAGAAATCGCCGAGCGCGTGCAGCCGCACCAAAATTCCCGAACCGCGCTTCGTGGCCGTCGCGCAGCGCACGGCAATGGCCTTTGCGAGCAGCGGCAGGAAATCTTTGTGCGTATGATCGACGCGCTTCGCGAACGGCATATTGTTGCCATAGCAGCTTTGCCAGTGCTGACACGATGACGGGCAGGTTTTCCGCTCTTCCAGTGATAGCGTATAAATCCAATATCCCCGGAACGCGCCCTTGCGGACGATTTTCCCGATTTTGATATTGCTGTGGCCCGATACAAGAATATGCTCATTGGGCGCTCGCACCGATTTGGGAAATTTCGTGCGGCCTTCCTGCACGAAGAGGCTTTCGAATCCGGGCAGGCGGGGCTTGTTCACGCGGCGCTTGCGCTCCGTGCCGGGCGTCTGTGCGACGCGGACGAACCGTGCACGGGGATCGTCGCCCTTCGACGTGTAGGCTTTGCGGTAGCCCTTACCAAGCAATATCCCGTTAGACATGTTTACGCCCTCCCAAGCGTGGATTAATCGGAAATCAGGTCCGACAGGAATTTGTCCCCGGCGGGCGTTATGTGCAGATCGTTGGGCGTGAGATTGCCGGTCTTGATACGGCGATCTTCGATAAGCCCCTTGTCCACGAGCACGCTTATTGAATGCTGGATATTGGACCGGGTCTTGTAGCCTAGCTTGCGGGTCAGTTCGAGCCCCATCATGCCTGGCGTCTCCCGCACGGCCCATAGAACGAGCACGTAGCGTTGCGTCAGGCCGGCGTCATCGATCCGGCGCAGCTTCAGCATAAAATCAAGTGTCCGGCTCATAATGTAACATCCTTGTCGGTTTCACTGACCCCGGCCTTATCCTCGGATGCCACCGCCGGCTTGATCGTCAGCGCTTCCAGCCGCGCAATCTCAGCCCGGATCGCCGCACAGTTTTCCTTGAACTCTTTCTTGCCTTCCCTGGCTGCGAGTTTCCGCTTCAGGTCCGCGATCCGCTTGGGAACGCCGTGAAGTTCTTCCAGCATGATAGCGCTCCGCTTATTCTTCCCCTGGCCGTGCTCCCTAATGACCGATTTCGTTCCGGCCCGCAAGACAAAAAAGAGCCCCCGGCAGTCGCGCTACCGAGGGCTCTTTCCTTCCTTGGGAGGGAAGCCGGGTCAATATCGTTTTACCGATATCGGGTCAATCCACCTTATCGACGAAATATTCATCGTCGAGCAGTCCGGCAAGCGTTGCCTCGGACACTTCCACCTCGCGGCCGGAATGCGACTGCGTGAGCACGAGCCCGCCGCCGCGCACGCCGAGGGAAATGCGATCCCCGATGCGGAATTGCCCCTGCATGTCGAGCCCCGAATGGCTAGCGGCTGGATCGGGGTTGTCGAGGCCCCGCGTGCCCCGTGCGGTCTTATGGGATTTGTCGGTCATGGTTCTCGCTCCTGTCGGATGGTCCCGCTAGGCCCGGAACCGACAAACCCCGGATTGGTTCCTTAGCCGATGTTCGGAATGTCCTTGTCGCGCAGAGTGTCGGTTTCCCTGGCAATATCGGCGCTAGCCGTGGTCTCTTGGCCGCGCACGGTATTGGCGTATTCCTGTCCGGTCTGCCCGCCGAATTTACTGAGAGTTTCGATAAATTCGGCGGGCGTGGCGCCTTCCTTGCCGACATAAATCTCGTCGGGCGACGGCTTGGTGCCCTCGTTCATTTTCTGCGTCTCCTGGCGCATCTGGATTTCTTCCAGGGCGCGCGTCAGGTCCCACACGGGATCGACGCCGGCAATGCCGTAGCCTCCCCGCTGGTCTCCGAGGGCGAGGATTTGCCCGATCCGGTCATAGGCTTCGGCCTTGGGGGTGAGGGCGTCGATTTCCCGGCGCTGTTGTTCGATCGTGAATTTCGCGTCGCTCAACAGGCGGTGGAGTTGATTGTCGTTCATGGGAATTCTCCGTTGAAGTTGGTAATCCTCGAAATCGTCCGAGAATAAAAGCATCAGGAAAAGGGGATCGGCTCTTCGGAGTGATCCGGGCCTTTCACGACGGGTTCGCCCAACGCGGCCGGCTGATATTCCTGCCTGGCACGGTCGCGGCAAATGTCCTGCATGGTACTATTGCCGTTCCGGACCCACAAGGGCTTTTGCTCGGGATCGCCGAGACTTGGGCGATAGTCCAGGCTCTCGTAGATTTCCTGCGCGCGGCGCTCGATATCGGGATGGTACCGGCCCGACATGGACGGGGCCACGGGGACGTTGGCGCGGACGGCGGCGTCCTTCGCCTCAAGCAGCTTGCGCAGCGCTACCGAGCGTTCGGCGTTCTGTGGCAGACTGATAATCAGTTTCGCCAGCTTGCAGAACGGAGCGGAAACCGCCGCCAGTCCCACGGGCAAATGCTGATAGTGGAAATAGCGAAGGATCGGGTCCGCGTTCAGTTGGGCGTCCGTGAATTCCACGGGCGCCGGATGAATTTCATTTCCCATTATATTTCTCCCAAGGGTTAGTGGGGCGCGGCGCCAAAAATGCCTCCCGCTTTAAACCCGGTCAATGGTCCCCGGATACCCAAACAGGCTGGCAGACTATTACCGGCGCAGGAGGATGAACAACCGCACCACTTGAGTTTCCCCGCTTGACCGGCTCAAGAATGGCCGGCCGGCGGGTCGCACTCGCCCGGTCTGCCGGCGGAAGCGAGCCCCGATTAATGGCGAGGCCACCGCAGCCCGTCAAGCCTAAATCTTGGTGTGCTCATATTTACCGAGGATATTGCTGTGCAGGAATGAGCCCTTGCTCTGTGCCGCCGCGAACTGGTCCGCTATATCCTGCTTTACCCCGGCATAGCGGTAGCGGCGTCCGCCCCTGAATATGACGGTGAGGTGTTCCGTTTCGGGACTATATTCATGGCCTTCGATATTCGCGGCTCGGGTGTCGATCTTGAGGTTGGGCTTTTTCACCGCCCGGTGCTTCGTGGCGAGGCTCTTGGGTTTGGGAAGCTTGCGCATAGTCAAAATCCTCTAGCTGCGTCTTGCCCTACGTCGCTTGCGGGCGCCTTGGGCGGAATAGGGTGCGGTGATAGCCCGGTCAATGGACCAACGGCGTAGCCTGGTCTGGAAAACGGAGACGGGGATATTAAGCTCCCGAGCCCATGCGACGGCCGATTGGGTCCTTATTCCCCATGTTACCGATATGGCCGCGTATTTGTTGGGCGGGGTGACGGCCCATACGCAATTGAAGGGGTCGAAATTTCCCAGGGGGTCAACGCGCACAATCTGGTGCTCGGGCGATGGGCGGGGTCCCATGTCTCGGGCGAAATTCCGGAAATCCCACCAACGTTCGTCCAGTGTGATGCCACGCCCGCCTATCATGGGATAGTGGGTGTCCGAGGAATTAAAACACATGTGGCGAATTTTCAGCCACTCGGAATAAAGCGGGTGACGCTCGTTCGCGTCGTCGAGCCGGGGGCGACCTCTAGGCATGGTGAAAATCCTTTCGCATCATCGTGGTTGGGATGCTCTGGATAGTCCGGTGACGGAGGGGAATATATAATCATGGGGAATTAGGGGAGGGGGCAAAATTGCCACCGATATGGTTCTAAGTCAAAAATGGGTGGTGCTCTCCCCGCCGGTTGGAATGGTTGTGACGCATTAGGCACGGCGGAATTGTGCGGAGGGAGCCCCGCCGGGAGGGTGGTGCCGTTGAGGGATTAGAATAGATTGGGATGTTCCGTAAGGGAAGGGGTTGGGGAAATTTGGGGAATATAGCGCGGCACGACCCCGCCCGGCCTTCCGCCCGCCGAAAAGAACCTATCCCCCCTCCCCGGCGAGAAATGCCTACGGGTCCCCGGCCCATTATGTGACGCTGCGTGATATGTAATGGTTAACGAGGCATAAGCATGTGCCCATGCGTCACATATAGTTAAGGCAATGCTGCTTATTTTAACCAATTCGAATTTCCCCGATATCCCGAACGGGCTAGCTCCCGCCGTGCGATGACGTGATGATATGCCTGAAGCCGGGTAATCCCGAGCAATTCAACCAAATCACGAATTTCCTTATCCATCTGCACCATCCATATTCCGTTGCGTCACATCTGTCTAGCCGGGAAACGTAAAGAAAGCGTAAACGCCGGATAATTTCGGCGCGGGTGACAAACGGGAATGCCAGCATGCACCCAGGATCGAACGAGCGGGAAATCGGAATTAGGGAAATTGGAATTGATCAGAATTTTTCCAGGTAATCTAAAGCTCGGCGAACGGGGGAGAATGAGCGGAGCGGCGGAGCGAGCGTCAGCGAGCGGGAGACGCGCAGCGTTGTCACATGCCTTACCGCGCCCGCGCATTATGCGAGAGACAAGGGCGCAGTTTATATAATCTGGCCCATTAGATGCAATCGCCGTCATTTTGTTATTGATTTGTTAATAATCAGCGCCTAGAAGGGTGCGAGACAAGGGGCCGGAACATATAGATCGGGCCATTGATACGGAAGGAACGGGAAATGTCGCTCAACACAAAATTCGCCGACATGCCGGCCGGCATTCAAACGCAATGGCGCACATGGGCTAATTCGCACGATTGGGGCCAGCGCAACCCGGCTCGCACTACGGCGGAAGGGATGCATGTCGAGTGTGTTGAAATCGCCGCAGATGGCAAGCAAACGATCGTTCCCTTCGTCGCTCGCACGCCCAAGGAATTGCGCGATTGGGCCGGTTACTGATTTTCCCTTGTCCCGCTTTCGAGCGGGGCGAGATTAAACTCAGGAGATTTGAAATGATCGCTGACACGCAATCAATCTGCCGGATAGGGCGAGCAAGGCAGAAATTGATTGAGGCCATGGACAGGCAGTTTCGCGCAGCAAATGATTTCGACTGGTTACAGGATCAAAACGCGATTGATGGCGCGTGCGCGGAGTTGCGCGGTATCGCCGGTTGCGATTTCGCCGCTGAATACGCTATCGCTGAAAAGGCCGTAGCACATAGGCAAATGGCCTATGGAAACGACGGGGAGTATTGAGATAATGAGTGCGCGGAGAAATCCGCCGCTCAAATGAAAGGCGCCGCGTAACCGGCCGGCTCTACAGGGTCAACTCCTGTATCCCGCCTTTCATTTGAGTGATTAGGAGAATTTTTCATGGCGCGCAAATCAGACTTGCGGGAATGTGAATACATTTTCGGCGGACCTTATCGCACCTATGCGCGCGCAGATGAAAGCAGGCTAGATTCGTTCGCCGATGGCGAAATCGATCATAGCTCAAATCCTCGCGTTGCTGCCCTGCGCGACCATAGGGGCAAGGTTACGGGATATGCGCTTGTACTAACCGACAATGGCTTGAAGGGATATTGAAATGTCCAATGTGTATGATGTAGAATATACCGATACGTTCGGTGGAGAGGCTAATTATTCATGGGTGCGTCGCGCGACAATCTCGGTTCCTGAATTGACGCACTATGGATATGATGGAAGCTCGGGCTTTGTGAAGGCCGAGAAAATCGCAAACCGTGAGCTTATGAAGGCCGCGAAGGCCGCGATGGGTTTGACTGGCGTGCGTGGCGTCACCTATCATCGCGGCGATATGAGCGAGTTTCGCCCCTACCGCGCATGCACGGTTATGTTTGTAAACTTTCGAAACTGATTTTCCAAGAGGCCGGCTTTCGAGCCGGCCCGATGATAAAATCTAGCGGAGCAATGGATATGACGCCTAAATTCATCATGCCATCGGGCTATGTCACGCGCACTGTTGAGCTTGTGCTAGCGCCCGTTGAAAAGGGTTGGCGCTTTTATGGGCGGGATCATCAGGGATATGCGGTTATAGCGCGCACGCCGGAAGGAAAATTGCTCTTTGGGGGTGCCGACACATTCCGCACGAAAAAGGACGCAGCGTCGGTAGCGCGCACGCTCAACCTGCCAGCCTATGCAACGTGGAACGGGCGCAAGCATGCCTATGATGGCAAGGGCGCGGAATTTGTCGCTGTCGCACGGGACGCGCAGTCATGACCGCGTGCGATCGTGCAGCGGCTCGGGAGAACGTCGGGCCTAGCTATCTGCAAAAGCTTCGCGACATAGCGCACGAGATAGGCCTTATGATTGAGTATAAGGAAACCTTGCGCGTTCGTGGGTGGCCTCAAAAATCATCAAAGCCGTGGAGCTTGCGCTATAGTGACGGGACCTTGCTTTGCTCGTTCGCCACCCTGGCGCAGCTAGAGCGCAATCTCCGCGCTAGAGCCGGCTGCTAAGATGCCTCGCGCCTATTATGCCGGCGGCGCCCGCGTCGTGATCGATACCGTCCCCATGAAGCTCGCACGCAAGCCTAGCGCCCATAACGTGGCGTGGATGAAAGACGCGGCGAAACCTGGCGCGAGCTATTTGAACGCAAGGGAGCGAGCCGACGCGCGGGTTAAGGACGCGCAACGCGTGATACAGATTTACGCGGAAACTTTGGGCATAGATGTTAAGGCCGCTAAGGCTCGAATCGAACGCCAGCGCTTGGATATTTTGGCTAATCCCGTTGTGGATTTGTCTATGGAGTATGATTTATGAATATCTATGAGCTAGGCAAAAAATCCGGCCTCCCGCTAAAGACGTTGCGCATGCTTGATAAGCTTGGCGCGCTCAAGGTCGAGGCGGACACCGGCCCATTGTCGGCAATGATTTTCCATATGAAAGGCAACATGTTTTTCACCACAGGAATGTTGCTACAGTTATTGGATAATCC